ACCCCCACCACTGCCAAAATAAGGAGTCCGTCTTCCTTCGTGGGTCCAGCCACTATGTTTAGATCTTAATATGCTCATAATTTGACTTCCACCAAAATGGCTTTCTCTTCAAAGCCAAAACGTTTCCATAATCTTGCCACTGCTTCTTTGGCAGCCCCTTGAATCTTAGTAGCCCCATTAGCTTTAAATACTTCAGACATCTGTGTAAAAGTCTCTGGGCTTGTTACTAATTTTCCACCTATTGAGGTAACAAATGCAACTCTATCGTTAGGATAGTTAATAAATGACACTGTAGCAGCGCCATGTATTTCTGCGTTCTCATCTGTTGCCACTAGCAGCATCATCTGCCCTGTCACTAAATAAACTTTAATCTGTTCGGTCGTGTACTCTGACCCACCAAACTTCTCTTCCGCACTTTTAATAAACGGCTCAACCTTAGACCAAACTTGGTTTACTAGCTGAACCGGTACTGGCTGAACTTTAAATGTCATGCAGGCATATACTTTTTGGGTTTAACTGCAGGAGCCTGCTTCTTTTTACCTGTTCTAGCCACACGCACTTTGTCCATCATCTCATGCAATTTCTTAGCGCCAGCGTCAGTAGAACCGTTACCTAAGTGGCTAACCACGTCAGCTGGAACCACAAACTCACCATCCGCTAGACGAGCTGGCTGCCTACGCCCAATGACTGCAGGGATATTATCACTCATGCCATCCCCTGGTCCTTTAAGTAAACGAGGGTTTCCACCATCAGCATAACCACCTAAGTTATAGCCCATGATTCCTCCGGATGCGGCCTGCTGTGTTCCGGGTGGCGCTAAGTTAAGTGTACCCATTGGGGTAGGGCGTTGTAAGGTAGGGATGCCTATGTTAGCTCTTTTATTAACTTTACCTTGACGAGTTAAAGCAGCGGTTAAAGCGTCTTGATATTTAGTATCTGGGTCATTATCATCCGCAATACCCACGCTTCCTACATAAGATGGCGCTCTAGCTTCAGAAGGTTTTTGCCCTTCCATCATAGCGTAATAGCTTCTAAAATCTTCGTAGGAATCCCGGTCTTTTGATGTACCTTTAGCAAACCTAGCAACCCCACCACCAGCCATCAGCATAGGGTTAGACCGTTCATAGGCAGGTGCATCTGTAACTAATTCAGCACTTACTGGACGCTGAGTAGGAGTAGCATACTGGGTCTTATCAATCATCCCCATGGGGTATAAGCCACCTTGTGGGTTCATAGCTGTATTCATTTGGCTCATGCGTTCTACGGGACCGCCACCTCCTTGTAAAGAGGTAATTCCACCTGAAGCGTAGTTATATTTCTTTTCTTGGTATACATTAGGTTGACTATAAGGACCACCTTGGAAATTAGGTGATAGGCTGTACTGACCTTTATAAGACCTTTTTTCAGGTCCTGGAGCGCTAGGTTGCCTAAAAGCCCCCATCATATTAAGCCCCATATACCCCGCTATTGCGGATTTCATAGGGTTTTTATCTATATAGTTACTAACAGAATTAAAACCTTCCATAAACGGATTAGTAGGGGGCTCCAATGCTTTATTAATTACATCTGCTGCGCTTGGTTCTGGGGTGGGAACGTTGGGGGGTGATGTAACAGCTTTTTCTACTAATGGTGTTTCTCCTGTAGATGCAGTTTGATAATAAGGAGACGGGCCCGAAGCAGCGGCATCGGCAGCGCCTTGATTAATGGCGTTTATTTCTGCTTGGCTAAATCCTTGATTGACAGGGTTAATTTGATTAATACCAGCAGAGGGCGGAGTACCAGTACCTTCTGGGATAAAAGGAGGGGTTTGATTTGTAAGAGGACCAAGTTCTACTGGCATACTTGGGTCTGCTGGGACGTTTTGCCCAATTTGTGCAAGACCTTCGGGAGGACCTACAAACTCGCCAGCAGGGGGCAGGGGCTGAGCAGCTTGACCAATTTGTTCAATACCAACGGGGGGCGTGCCAATAACAGTAGGTGCAGCTTCTAAGGCAGCGCCAGTAACTTCAGGTAACATTGTAGCGGCGCTTTGAGTAATAGCAGGAGCGGCTGTAACAGCGGCAGGTGTGGCGGCAGCGGCGGTAGTGGCAGCGGTAGTAGCAGCGGCGGCTTGACTAGCAGCGGTAGCGGCGGCAGCCAATTCAGCGGCGGTAACAGCAGCCGCAAGTTCAGCAGATATAGCGGTGCCAGCAGCAACATAAGTCATAATTTCTCTCCTTCGATCCCCATTAAGTCATTAACAGACGCTATCAATCCTATGTCTTCATAGTTTGGCGCTATAACTTCCTCTTCAATCTTACTTAAATTTTCTTCCCCAACATGCTCAGTTAAATGTATAGTTGTCCAAATAGTATCTTCATGTGCATATACAGCGCGCTTAAGACCTACTTCTGATACAAATGTACATGGTCCTTCTAATTCTTTTTTGCCAAATTCTGTAAACACTGTAACTTTACCCTTAGAGATAATGTTAAGGTGCTGATGTCTATGTATTTTACCTACAACTAAGGAACCTTTCCGTAAGAGTATTTCTCTGGCATAGGCACAGCACCCGTATTTTTTGTCAACTGGAGAAAAATAATGTTTTAACGGGCTGTCATCAGGTACCAATTCGCCAGAAGCTACCTTATCTTTAATCCCTTTCTCAACAGTTAAGACGTCTTGTCTGAACTTTACTCTGTCTGTAGAATTTTGTATAGATGTTGTCATTAATATAGCGCCGATACAAAGCCTACAGTAGCAATCATTGAGGCAGTTGAGGGATAAGCTGTGGGTGTACCCGTTACAGCTGGAAGAGCTACAAGGGAAACGTCTGTGGATGCTGGCAACCACCAAAATTCTACATAATCATTGGCGTTTAAATTAATAAAGTAGTTCCAACCCGCAATTACTTTTGTCGGTACCCCAACGCTTTTTCTTGCCTGTAATGACACAACCCCGTTTGTACCAGGAAAATCAACACCATTAATTCGAATCCAAACGTTTATGTCTTCTGCCGCATTAGCTAAGTTAGAGAACTGACCACTCCAAGTTAGACTATATGTTCCAGCAACAAGGGATTTAATCTTTGATGTATGCCTAGATGTCATAGCCCTGCTAGAAAGATTTCCAGATGTGCTGGTTGAGTATGTACCTGCCCCGCCCAGCGTCCCAGTTAGCTGATTTGTAATATAAACACCATATGCAGTAACCGTGGTTGACGCTATATTTTCTAACGTAGCATCTGGAATATTAATTAAATAAGTCCCTACTCCCCCAGTGCCTGTAAGAAACGCAGCAATCCTAGCGCCAGCAGCAAGGCTAACCCCATCTGTTAAGTATTGTCCAACGGCTAAAGTACCAGAAGTAACCCCAGTCACAGTCATTACGTTATTTGTGATACTAGCAGTAACTACAGCAGACTCATACCCAGTACCAAAAAGGTGCGAACCAACCGTCAGCGTTCCTGTAATAGCGGAAACCGTTAGGGTTGTAGCAGTCCTAGCCCCAGTAAAACTAGCTGTGGTGTCATCAAGAATAATCTGGTTGGTGTAGTCAATTTGGGTAAACGATATGGGGGATGGGTAAACAGTAGATCCAAGCTGGCTAGTATTGTCCTGAAATGACCCGCTAGGGAACTTTAAAAACGCCCCGCCCGTATTGGACGAGAAAGGCTGGGCAAAGTTATCAATCTGGTTAAAGTACAACCGCAGAGCATTTAAGAACTGATCTTGATATAGCTGGCGGTACTCTACCGGCGCAATGGGTAGGTTAGGCGCCTTTGGCGGTCTAAGGTCTAGGGTCTTAATCTGGGGGTTAACTGCCATTACCTACGTCCGTCGTTACGAATATCAATCCGTGGGCTACCTAGCTGCCATGCCACACCCAGAGAATCCGACTCAATTCTAAAGGCAAGCTGGCGACCACGTAGGCGGGTATATACCTGCCCGGTAAACTCTTGGATGTTATAAACAGGGGCGTTAGTAAAGTTATCCCCACTAATTACCTCTGGGTTATCCGCCGTGCCATATGGGGTTCCTGAGTTTTGACGGGGCTTAACCTTCATGGTTACGTAGGGGTTATTAACGTTTGAGCCATTGAAGTTAATGTCCGGCAGGATACGCCAGACAAAGCCAAAGTTATGCCCGTCACCGATGTCAAAGTCAGAAGACTGTATATAAGCATTAATTGGCACAGGGGATGTGCCCGATACGTCATCTACCGCAGACTCATGGAACAGCATTCTATTGTTGTAATCAGCAGCCATTGGGTATTGACGTAAACCAGAATCTAGCCAAGCCGTACGACCCATTGTTCCATAGTACCAAGTGCGCTCTAGGTAGTTATAAATCACGTACTTATCTATTACGTTTGAGTTAGTAGAGCAGTAGAACCACCATACTTCGTTGTAGCTTTCGTTACCCCCACAGAATACTTGGAAGGCTTGCTCCTTATTAATATCGTCAAAAATGTACTGCCAGAGCGAGCAAGGTAGGGTCTCAACACGACCTGAGTACATATAAAACTTATCAACACCCATCCAATACGTTACGTTATTAACCGTAATCATAGAGTTTGGCGACATAATTGATATGTTATCCATGAGAATTTGGAAACCCCAAATATAAGGAGGTCCTAGGTATTGCATGGAGTAAATAGCAGAATCTGTCCATACCAAGATCTCTTGGCGGGTAGCACGGGCGCCCATAATAAATGAGCCATTAGATAACCTAAATTCACCTGACTGGTTAGTTACTGCTGGTACCCATTCGTAAGGGTTTTCTTGGTCAGACCAACGCACCAGCATCGGGTCAAAGGTTGTAGCTGCGGTATTTGGGTCGTATGGGTTAGCGCCCATGCAAATAACAAAACGTTGAATTGCTGAGGATAAAACTTGTAGAGTAGCGGTTGGGACTCTTGTACCGTCATACCCAGCAGCGGTAGATTGAACAGAAAGGAACTGTGCTCTGGTTTGTAACCCCCCAGCAGTTGAATTTGGGTAAGTGCTTCCAACTGGAATCCAGTAAAAAATAGAACCTCCACGAGGAGCAATAAACAGATCTTGTCCGTAATTATCGTTAGTCCAAAGACGCAACTGCTGTCCAATACCCGACGTAAAACCTTGACCCCAACCATGAGTACCAGTCTGGGTATAAGCAATGACGTTACCACCACCTGCAGCTACGTTAGATGTTGCATTTGCTTGAACCGTAATAGTGTATGCGTTAGCATTAGCAACTGTGGGGTAGAACAATGTATTTAGAAGAGGGGCTGAAATTCCGCCTGTTGCCGTGGCATTAGCAAAAATAACCGCATTCCCATTAGACAGTCCATGGGCTGTTTGAGTTACTGTAACTACGTTACTTCCAGTAGTTGTTTTAAATGGGTTGGTTAAGTTGGTTGTTACCCCTGTAACAGGCCAAGGCCCAGCGCCCCATCCAGTACCCAAAGTGTATGTATTTAGACCAATAGGCTGTTGGTAAGCAGCTATTACAGTATTGCCACCCCCAGTATTGCTTGCATTAGCCGTAACCGATATGGTTATTCTATAAGCTGCTGTATTAACTATAGACGTTACTGCGTATTCTTGATTAAGGATTGTGTTTGTTACGTTGGTTCCCGTTACTGTATTGGCGCCCGAATAGGTTACATAATCACCAACGCTTGGGCTATATTGCCCATCTATTACCGTTACTAAATTAGACCCGCTAGTTACGACAAAACAGTTATTTAACGCTGGACTAGACGTATAAACAACGGGAGTAATGTCGTTATAGGTGCCACCCTGCTCAACATAGTACTTAACAGTTGTACCAACACCCAGATAATTAGATCCTGCTAACGTAACCCAATTCCATAGCGCCCGTGCCAACCCCAAGAATTGAGCATTAGCCATGCGGCTCCAACCACCAATCTTCTCAGGAAAGCCAGAACGAAAGCGCACCTTGTCGGCATCGTACCAACCGCCCTCGTTGGAGTAGTCTGTACCTTCTCGGTTAAGACCTGGGCGAAATTGTAATTTTTGTAATGGCATACGGGTTTACCCTAGG